AAAACTGGATTGGCAAATTGGAAGATTGGCGTTTGGTTTGGAGTCCCAATCATATGCAACAGTAGAAGAGGGGTCTACCAACGAATTTTTGTTGGTGTCCAATGTAATGGGGCAGTTCCTGAATGGTGAAGGAATCGTTCAAGTGATGGCCGGGACGAACATCACGAAGAAAGCTCGACTCGTCAAACCAAATGAAGTATTGGCGTTCCAGTTCTATACTGCTGGTTCCAATGGTAGCGCTGAACTTTCTGGAGTCGATCAGGTTGAAGTGTCGTCTATCGGTGCTAAAACAATATTAGAGAAAGGTACACATTTCACTTATGACCTCAACACAAACACTTTAGTTCCTACCAAAGAGGGACGAAACAAACTATTAGGGTTCCCGTATCCAGAAGGTAGTGTTCAGAATGAGAGAGTGAACTATACTCTCACAGCTAAGGGCACAGAGGCTAAAGGATATGCAGTTATTGCTCCTGGTAAGATTACCAACACTCTGAGTAAGACTAAGTCGGTATTCTCTAATCTGACAACCACCAACCTGGATAAGTTCTCTGCGGACATCTCGGTTCAGAACAACGTTGACTCTGAGGTGTTCAACCTCGCTGATAAGTCCTTGTTCTCTGGTAACGCTGGTGAGAACTTTATCAGTTGTGACAGCTTCTCTGGAGACCCTTCAGAACAGTTGATCGCCAATGACATCATTACGTTCGTGGATGACAGTGGAACATCAGTTTCCAAACTGGTCCTCTTTGCAACCAAACCTGTTGGTTATGGTGAACAGAGAGCACAATCCATCATTTACTTCACCACAGGAATGTCGGATAAAGTTACAGGAAAAACTGTTCAGAGAATCAGGGTTAAGAGTAAAGGAGCTGAGGATGAAGATTTAGTATTCAACTTACCTCTTAAGACCGTTGCGTCTCTACAAAGTGATCCTACAACCACTCGTATCAACTATAGAGTTTACAGACAGTTTGTAGAGAGTGCGACCAGTGGATCCACCAGCATTACATTAACAACTGACAAGGATAACGAGAGGTTCGTTACTGATCCATCTAAAGTTAATATCGCTATCATCAGAAACACTGGTGGAAGTTCGATCGACCCAGTTGGTAGAACTATAACTGTAACCAACGTTGTATTGAATCAGGATGATGCCAGGCAAGCACAATTTGAGTTGTCGGAACCTGTTCCAACTAGCTCGGTTATTAAGGTGTTGGCACCAGTTCAAGTTATCGATGCAATCGCTAAACAGAAACTTTATAAGCAAGCCATTATTCAAATTGAGCCCAAGACTGACGAGAACCTTGCTGAATTTTCTAAGATTCCAGCAAACTCATTGTTGTCTCTAGGTATGTCGGATGTTCATAAGATCAATACGATCTCGATGAATGCACGTTCTGGTGAACCAGGATCCATTGACATTACCGAAAACTATATGTTAGATGATGGACAAAGAGGTAACTATTATGACGTCTCTAGGTTATATCTAAAATCTGGAAGACCTGCGGCAACTGACACAGTGTTTGTTGACTGTATGTATTTTGAACACAGTGGTGATGGTGATTTCTTTAGTGTTGACTCATATACTCACGACCAAGGAATTCCTTATGGAGAAATCCCAACTTACACCAAAGGAAGGGATGTAACCACTCAGACACCTGAGAAAGAAGGACTGGTTGTTCAACTGAGAGACTCGGTGGACTTCAGACCTGTTGTTAACACCCTTGAGGAAACCACAAGTAAGATTGCGACTATTGAGGATGGTGTGACATCGTTCGACTCCATCAACTTCTTTGACACTTCTAACAAAGGTAATGGATTTGTTCCTCGTTTGCCAATTCCTTTCTCAAGTTTCCAAGCAGATCTTGAGTACTATCTTCCCCGTTATGATTCGTTGTTCTTAGAGAAAACTGGTCGGTTGGTATTGTTGGAAGGTAACTCAGCAGTGAGTCCACAACCTCCAAACGATATGTCAACAGCAATCAGGTTGTATAACCTGTTCTTGCCAGCATACACCTTCTCTGTGGATGACATCACGATCAAGAAGTTTAACTATCGTCGTTACACGATGGCAGACATTGCCGCTATCGATCGTAAGGTTGATAACGTACAACAAATTGTTATGTTATCCATTCTAGAGCAAAGTGCTCTTAATATGAGTGTCAGAGACGCTGTGACTGGTCTCGACAGATTTAAGAATGGTATTGTTGTTGATAACTTTAGTAACCACGAGAAGGGGGATGTAGGTACAAATAACTATCGTAACTCGGTTGACCCTTCTAACTCACACCTCAGAGCACCTCACTATACAGATCAGGTGTATCTTGAAGAGGAGAACCAGACAGATAATCAAAGATCAGGCAGTAACTATGTTTCCAATAACGGAATTATTACTGTTCCTTATGAAGAAGTTGAGTTCATAAAGAACACATTTGCTACCAACACTATTAACCTACAACCATATAGTGTATTCACTTATAAAGGTAGTTTGGTTCTAGAACCAGAGATTGACACCTTCAGGGATACAAACACCATTCCACAACTGGTTATTGAAGACAACACAGTATTCGATGCTATGGTGAACCTGACTGACGAAATGCGTCGGTCTGGACTGGGTACTGTATGGGGTGACTGGGAAACCACAGGGGTTAGTTCGACTTCAAGTACACGTCGAGAGCAAGATGGAAGGGCGACTCTGAATATCACGGAGACAACAGAATCGACCCGTCAGGCTAGAACTCAAACTCAAACATCGTTTAATGTTAATACTTCCTCTATCAAGAGAACTTCATATGGTGATAGAGTCACTGATATTCAGTTGGCAGAGACAATGCGTTCCATCCCTGTGTTCTTCAGGGCAACTAAACTGAAACCCAACACAAGGTTCTATGCATTCTTTGATGACATTGATTGTACTCAGTGGGTTTCCATTGATGAAATGGTGTCCAACTTCCCAGATGGAGCAAAAAGATATGAACTCCCTGCAAACAGGAACAGAAAGGGATTTGGTTCACCTTTAGTATCTGACTCACGTGGTGTACTTCAAGGTGTGTTTATTATTCCTAATGGAAGACCACCTCTTGCTGAGACAGAGTTTAATGGTGTGATGGGGGCGATTCAATATCAAACCAGTGGATCAACTCGTTCCTTTAAAACTGGACAACGTGTTCTGAGATTCAGTAGCAACCCAGAAAATAGTATGAACGCAGACGAACTAGAAGGGTTTGCTGAGAAGGCATTCATCTCTAGTGGAGTCATTCAGGACAAGCAAGAAACTATCGTATCTACTCGTATTCCTGACATTCAAGGCAGAACAGTTCAGACAGATGCACAGAGTAGAACTCTTACCTCTACTGGTATTTCTGACATTGATGTGTCTGTGAGAGGACCTGATGTTATCGAAAGAGTTATTGTTGAAGAACGAGTCATCATTCAACAAGCTCCTGTACCAGATCCAGGTGATCCTGTAGCACAAACCTTTATGGTTGACAAGACAAATCCAGATGGGGTATTTGTTACGGAACTGCACACTTACTTTAATACCAAGGACGACTTGCATGGTTGTGAGGCATATCTTCTGACGACAGATGGAAGTGTCCCAACTAAAACAATCATCCCACACTCACACGTTACCAAAGACCCCGACAGTCTCCTCAGGGTGGTTGTGTCGTTACCCACAGGTGTTGACACCTCAGTGTTAAAGGCAGGGTTCCAGGTTACTGGATCAACCTCTGGAGCAACTGGTGTTATCAAGTCTACTGTGACGTTTGAGTCAATGGCATCAAACCCAGGGAGAAACGTTCAGAACTTTACATACAATGTTCTTCTTAGTAACTACAAAGGTGAGTTTACTCCAAACGAAGTTCTCACATCACCCAATCTCGTAGGTATCAAATCTACACCAGTTATGAATATCGCTGGTGATGAAGTTGAGATTATAAGAGTCGATCTGAGTAACCTTGGGACCAAGTACACTACTGCTGGTACAAGAGTTGAGTTTAATGAACCAGAACTACCAGGTGGTGTTACTGCAACTGGTGTGGTTAAGGTGGCACCAATTGGTAGTGCCCCAGGTCACGATGGACAAGTTTATGAAATTGAACTTACCAATCCAGGTAGTGGATACACAAGAGTTCCACAAGTCAGTATTGTTGGTGATGGTGGAAACTGTGAGGCGATGTGTAGAACTAAGAAATCCACACCTGCAGTGAGTAT